TTGAGTTCGCCAATCGTGATGGGCTCGCCATCGAGCTCCACCGTTTCGGCGTCTTGATCGTCGGGTGGTGCTTCGGGAGTCGGGGGTTCCGGGTCCGCGTTCTGGGGGGGTGGCGCGGGTGGGGTCGGCTCTGGCTCCGCTGCGACTGGAGCCGCCTCGGCCTCCGGCTCATCGGTACCGATTTCGGTGATGAGGCCAGTGACCTTTTCCAACGTCTGCTGGGGAGTGAGCGGGGAGCTCGTGTTCCCCCGTGATCCGGTCGGCATACAATACTCCTAGTTGCCCGTGAGTGCAAGGGCTGGGCGGTCGCCCGTGGCCCGCAATTCCCGCTTCAGTTCCTGGAAGGCCTGATACTTGTGCCACGCCATTTCGCGTTCCAATGGCGTGGGCGCCACCTTCCATTGCTTCACGATCCGCTCTTCGGTGGCTGCGAAGGCGGCGAGGACGGCGCGGTGCGCGAGAAACTGCTTGACCTCGCGGGCCTCATAAGCGCGCTGTTCATCGGCGAGCCCGAGTTCGTCATCCGGCATTGGCGGGTTCCTTCCCGTTGGACTTGGTGGCGGCCACGCGCTCATTGGAGGCCAAGCGCTCAATTTCGATCTCCGCGTTCAGTTGCGCGACGGAGAGTTGCGTTCCGAACTGCGCGTTCGTCGCCGCCACCTTTAACGCGATGTCGGCTTCCGCCTTGTCGCGCTCGCGCGCATCGGTGAGGTGCATCTCTTCGCGCCGCAGTTCCAGTTCCGCGCCCTTTGAGGCGAGCTGGGCTTTCAGGTCCGCCATCTCCTGCTGCGCCTTGACCTGCGCGATCTGGAAGTCCGCCTGCTGCTTCGCCAAACTCGCTTGCGCCTTGACGGTCTCCGCTTGCGCCAAGACCATATTCGGGTCCGGTTGGGCCGGGGGCGGAGGCGGACGCCAATCGGGGGCGATGCTATCCCAGTAGGCATCCACGTCGGGCACGCCTTGGAGTTCCATCATCTTGCGGTAGGTATGCAAGAGTTTCCCGATGGTCGTGCCCGGGGCGCTCGGGCCGACGGTTTGCAAGACCATCTCTTGCTTCTGGGCCGTCCAGGCCAAGACGCCGAGTTTCTCCTGCGTCCCCAAGGCGACATGGACGGAGACATCCATCTCCGCGTCCCAGCCCTTGGGGTCCACGGGCACATAGGTCCCCCGCAGCCGGACTAAGCGCGCCCGGGGCTGGTTCTCGACCAAGAGCTTTAAGAGCCCCGCGCCGAGTTGCTTCATGCCGGTCGCGGCGAAGACGCGGGCGATCAACTCCACTTGCTCGGAGGCCGCTTGGACGGTCGCCTTGACGCCAATTTCCGGCGTACTCTGGAGCGAGTCGGGGTCCAAGGTCGCAGGAAGCGGCCCCGTCCGCGCCTGCTTCACGGTGTTGAGGTAACTCAGGAAGGCCAAGGCGTCTTGGCCTTTCCATTCGTGGGACATCTCCTGCACGGCTTGGCTCGGCTGCAAGCCATCGCGCACCGCGACACTCTGCCCAATGGCGGTGGACTCCATCGCCTGCCGATCCACCGCCCCTTCCATGTAGTACGTCTTCGGAAAGATGGAATCCGCCAGCCCATCGGCCGCCGCGCGAACGATGGAGGAGTTCATGAGCTGCAAATCCATCAGGCGATCCGCAAAACTCTGGCCAATCAGGACGTGGGGCTCGGGGTCGGGACAGAAGAGGGCGAACGGCCGCTCGTCCACGGGCTCCGGCTCGCCCACCACGTGGTAACTCGTCCCCAGGCAGCGGATTTTGACCAACTCCGCCACCCCGTCGCCGTCCACGTCCAGATAGGGGTAGGCTTCGATCCAGAGGTTGCGGGTGAGTTGGGGCTGGGGGGCGTTATCGACATGGCTGATCCCTCCGCGACGCGCAATTTCCTCCAGTGACTGGCGGACCTCGGTGGACGCGCCGCCCCACTCGTCGATCTCGGCTTCCGGGACGCCCATCGCCAACAATTCCGACTTCGTTTTCTCGGTGCGGTGGGCGACAAAGGACGCAGACTCGCGGGAACGGGCATCCCGGGAGACCAAGAACTCTTCGGGCGGTACGCAGCGCAAACACGCGACGCCTTCGGTGCGCCAGTGCTCGTACTCGACATCCCAGTATTGCAAGCCGTAGGGGCCAGGGCGGACGGTGGCCTTGGTGATCTTCACGGCGTCATCCGCTTGCAGGGCTTCGTACTGATTCACGTCGAGGTTGTTGGCGGTGTAATCCTTGTAGGCCGAGCGGTCATCCCACCAATACTTAATGACACCCAGCTTGCGGACGAGGGCATCCTTGAACGCCGCGTGGAGTTCGAGGAAGCCCGGGTTGTCCTGGTCTAAGACGATCTCGTTGACGTACTCGGTCGCCTGCTGGGCTTTCGCCACGGCCTCATCGATTTGGTCGGGGCTCTTGGGGCGGGGCTGGTATTCGATGACGTGGCCCGAGGTCGGCAGGAAGAGGCGGACGAGGCTCGGCAAGACGGCGAGAATGGCATCCCGCACGTCGGTGGAGACGAACTTCGAGCGGCCCGACTCTTCGTTGCCGAAGGGGTCGCCGCGGTAATACTTGGTCGCCGCAACGCGATCCGGCGAGAGTTCCGATTCCAGATAGGTCGTGGCATCGGAGACCCATTGCTGGAGGGCGTTCTCGATATCGGCATCCGTCATCCGCTTGGTCTTCGCCATCAGACGAGGCCCTTAATGAGTCGGGGAGTAAACGGTCGCTGGCTGCGATCCCGGCCCCGCGCGAGCGTCGCGGCGTCGGCCGCGAAGGTCAGCACGAAGGCATCCGCCAAGTCGGGGCTATGGAGTTGGGTCTTCGGGACGATCTTGATCTTCCCCGAGCGGGGTTGGAAGTCGTACTTCTCCTGCGTCAACTCCCGCACTAAGTCATCGCCATCCCGTGGCCGTTTGTAGTAGTCGGGCAATTTGCAGTTGCGCTGGGCAAACCACTCGCGGGCTTTGTGCCACAACTCCGTGCGGAGGTCAGCATAGCGCTCCAGGTTCTGCAAGGCCGGGGTCTCCGACACCATGATGTCCTTGGCGGGGAGCCCGAGCTGCCGGAGACGATCCGCGACGCCCCCGCCGATGCCGATGGCGTCCACCAAAATGCCCACGGGTTGGAAGTCCTTTGGGGTATCGTCCCACTCCTTCTTCACGCGGGCCGCCACTTCCATCGTGTCGAGCTTGGCCCATGATCTTACGGGTTCAAGGAGCTGCAACCCTTGACGTTTCGCCAGAGCAGAGCGATTGGACCCGAATCGGGCACAATCCAATCCCCAGAGGACCGGGACAGAACGATGGACGGTGATATCCCGAGTAAGGGATGGTTCCACCAAGTCGAACGGAATGAGCACATCATCCTCGGATACCGGGAACTCCCCCAGTACCCGAATACGGTACCGATTGGTGTGCCTGCCGCCAGAGGCGTGTTCTTCGCCCAGTGCATAGTGGTCTTTCTCTAGATCAACGAGTTCGCCGCGGGAGACGTGGCGCGTCCACCAGTCGTCCTTGAGGCGGTTGTGGGTGTCGTAGAAGAACCCGGCACTCCGAATGGGATTGCCGCCCAAGACGGCCATCGGGTGGGGGCCCGTCAAGCTCGACTGGGCCGCTTCCCAGACGGCATCGGGGACGCCCGAGGGCTCGTCAATGAGCAGAAGTTCCCAGGTCGAGTGCAGGCCTTGGAGGGCTTCGGGCTGCTCGGCGCGGGCGGTTTTGATCGAAATGAAGCTTTCCGAGCGGGCCGCCACGAGTTCCGCCGCATCGGCTTTGACCTCCACCAGTGACCGCAAGGGGGCGGGGAGCCGTTTGCCCCAGGCGTCAAACTCCGCCCACAGCGCATCGAACAACTGCTTCTCTGAGGGCGCGGTAATGCCCGTCTTCTGGGGAAAGCGAAAGAGAATGCGGTGCCAGGCGATCCAGGCAAACAGCGTGGTCTTCCCCACGCCATGCCCCGAGCGAATGGAAATCCTCGGCTCCAACCGATCGTAGGCCGCCAAGGCCTCCCGCTGCCAGGGATAGATGTCCTTGCCGTCCAGCACTTCCTCGGCGTTGGGGAAGTTCAGGACTTCGCGCACGAAGAGCTCCGCCTGGGATTCATAGCGGGCCCGGAAGGCGAGAAAGGGATTCTCGCTCACAAGAGTTCCACGCCGCGCTTCCGCAACTCGGGCGTAATCTCGCGTAACACCGTCTGGCACCCCTTCCCCAAGGCTTGCTGCCCCGGCGAGAGGGGTTGATAGGCCGTCGTGAGGTTCACCACCACATCACACGGCTTGCCGTCATGCGTTCGGAGCCACTTCCGCAACGCCCGCACGGCCGTGACGCCCTCCAGCACCCAATCCCCATCTCCGCCCAGGTGCTTGGCCGCGGCCTCGCTCTGCGCGGAGAAGTCCCCCGCCGACGCAAAGCCATCCGTGGAGATGATGTCGCCGCCCATCGCCACCGCCCGTGTCGTTTTGCCACACTTCGGCCCCCCCACGATCACCGTGCGTGGCACGTTTCCTCCTGCAACGGAAAATGCCAGAAAACACGGGAAAACACTTCGGCTTGTCCGCAACAGGATCGGCTGAGCACAAACCACCTCAAATGGCTTCGGCCCACCGTAGAAAAAAATTGGGGACCGCGAAGGCTCAACACGGGCTGCCTGTGGGGTAGCTGTGGAGTTCCTCCCCGGTCATTTCTTTGGAGGGGGGCCATTTCGTCGGCCAGCAGCCTGTGGCGGAATGCCAGTGACACCAGGCCAGCGCTGTCGCCAGTCGAGGCGACACCATCGGGACAGTACAGCGTAACATAACACCCGATCTACGTAGCTGGCCCATCCGCTGTCGGGAGTGCAAGGGTTTGCATTGCAGCTTGCTATGCAAGTTCTTGCGTCTCCTGCGCGCGTGTCACTCCGACGCTCCCACTGTTCGAGCCGCTACCGATCAACGCCAGTCCCGAGCCAACCGCCGCCCGGTTGGGCGTGACCTGACCCAGTTCTTCAGCCAGGGGACGGCTGGCTTCGGTGATCCGGTGGCGCAAGGCGTCGAGGTGCAGGGATTCGACGTTGACCTGGACACTGACCTGCTGCTTCTGCTCGCCCCATTGCTGGCGGTCGAGGAAGCCAGCGACGCGGAGACGCAGATCAGACTGGACTTTGGCTTTATTGACGGCATCGCGGTCGAGAGGAGCGCGATCGACCAAGTGCAGGGCATCATCCACCATCGCCGCCGCTTGTTCGGTGCGCAGCGCTTTGATGCGTTGCGAGCGAATGGGGTCGTGGTGCAGGACAAGCGAGAGGAAGTTGCGGGAGATCGGACCCCCGTCGGGGCGCGACAGCGTGCGGGCGAGGTCCGCGATAGTCTCGCCCGAGGCAAGCCGCTCTTCCAGGCGGTCAAATCCCCCCAAGGCCGTGATTTGGCGCAGGACGTGGCGATAGATCGGGCGACCGCGAGCCATGAAGCACGAATATGCCAATTCTTGCAGGCGCTCGCAAGCCACCGACACACCAACGCCGCCCCCGAACCTATGGGAAGCGGCGATGGCGCTCACCCCCTCACGCCCTTATACGCAAGGAGGGCTATTCGCAGGGATGGGTTTTCTCGGGGCCGTAGAAGGGAGTCATTGGGAGCCTCGCTGTAAGGGTCAGCCAAAGGAACACCTGAAAAGTCGCTCTCACGCCCGCCATTGCGCGGCAGCAATGTCGCCGCGCGTCGGGCCGTAGGTGGAACGCTTGCCGAGCCGCTCCATCAAGTCCTGCACGTCAGCGT